TAGTAAACACTTCGTCTGCAAAGTCTACAAAAACCGTATTCCCTGAAAGGGTGATAGTAGCCGAATCAAGAGTTTGACCACCAGCAGTATAGTTTGTTCCAGTCGCCTCGTCGGAAGCACCTGTAATAACACTGTAGTTAGTTGTAGCAACCCCGTAATTTCCTGTAGGGGTTTGCTTGATTAGTGCAACCTTAAGAGAATCTGTGTCGAGATCATGAACACCCTCAAGAAGTTCTTGTTTGAAGCTGTTGCACATTGCAGTAGTAATAGCCATCTTGAGATGTCCTTTCAAATAAGTACAAAGGGACCAGCCTTTTCAGACCAGTCCCTCCGATTAACTTAGCAATTAAGCTGCGTTGTAACGTGTAGTCAACAGAGCTTCTGGGCGAAGAATCTTGCGACCGTACAAGTGCATACCGCGAACGATATCTGCAAATGAATCTGGGTCACGGTAGTTCTCAACTTTGTTGATCTGCTCAGCAGAAGCAACAGCATCGTCCTGACCAGCTACGATAACACCGTAGTTGTCATTCTGAGCAGTTGTACCCGATGTACCAGCACCAGTACCTTTAGCAGGCAAGTTGTTGGATACATATACACGGAAGCCGTGAATGTTGTTCAACACGAGACCGTTCTGGAGACCAGCACCACCGAAGTCGCCGTTAAGCATACGGGAGTCTTCATCTTTCAGCATCTCTACGAATACTGGATCAAGAATAACCCAACGACCACGTGCGTCTACATTTGCTGTGTCCAACTTACGAGCCATACGAGCAAGTACAGTCAAAGGGGAAACAGTTGTAGCAGACAATGCTGTCGCGCCTGGAAGACGTGGTGCCAGTGGCACGGAGTCACCTCCAGTAGCTGTACCAGAAATGGTCAAGTTACCGAAGTCAGTTGCGTCCAAGTGGTTTGCTGTGAAGAGTTCACCAGTCAAACTACCTGCTGTTGCGTGTTGTGCATCACCAGAAGTAGCAGTGATAAATTCACCAGCAGTTGTATGACCAGACAAGTAAGACATTACGTCTGTGTCCATTGCGTCGGCCATTTTGTATGCTGCACGATCAGCTGCCAAAGCGACATGGTCGATGTTAGCAAACTGCTCTTCGATGTCATCCATTTTGAATGCGAAGTAGTTAGCTTTGTCGATAGTCAAAGAGAAGTCAGAATCGTCGAGCTTCTCAGCTGTGATAGCTGTGTGACGCTGCAGAGCGTTGACAGTTACGTCTGGCTCTTTTTGAATGCGAACAGTGTCGCCTTGGTTAGCAATCTCACCAAAGTAAGAGTTGTTTGTGATTGCGTTTGTGACAGCAGTTTTGCGAAGTGCAATCTGTGCCTGCTTGGAGTAGATAATCGGGGAGAAGTTCCCGTCAAACCCGCCGCCTGCGGTTCCGATAGCCATGATTAAATTCCTTTCAAAGAAATGGCGTTGATCTTAAACACACGTCAAGTCCACTGAAAAGAGGCCGTCTATAACAGGGTAGTCAGCATTGCATTGGAAAACTGCCGTCTTCTGTGCGCTGGGCCTGTAAATCAGGGTAGTTCTTTGTGTGGGAGGTTTGTGCCTGTTAAAGCATACACAAGTTTTCTCGTGTATGCCCTAGTTTTACTTACGGACTTAGTATTGTCAACTTATCTTTTACTCATGTCGTAAATAAACTTTCCTGAGCGTTGCGCATCCATTATTTCTTCGCTACGACTCTCATATTCTTTAATACTCATTTTAGATACCATTGATTCCGAAAAGTAAGAAGATGTCTCATCAGTTTTAGGTGTTGTACGTCTAGCCTTAACGGAAGAAGCTGCACCTGAATCTGCGGATGGTTTCTTAGTCTTTATGTTGTTATCAGCCTTGTAAAGGTCAATGACACGGGCCACAGAATTAACATCTTCTGCATTCTCGTACAAAGCATCCTGATAAACTTTAGGTTGTTGTTCCGCCCACTTGTGGAAAGCGTCATCAGCCCTAATCTCTTCAAAGTCTGGATGGATGTTCAAAAGGGCTATTTCAGCTTTTTCTCTTTTAGCTGATGCTCTCATTTCTTCAATTTCTTTTAGACGTACATCTAAATCACTTGAGCGTTCAGCAGCCTTCTTATCGGCAATAGCTTCTACAATACCTGCAACATCAGGATACTTCTTAGACCACGCATCAATTTCATCTTGAGACTTAGGCAGAACCAACTCATTCTTAGCTGCAGAATCAAGCTGAGCTTTTAGCTTTTCTAGTTCGACTTTATGCTCAGAATCTTTGTCCTGCATATACTTACGAATGTCAGAGTAGCGTTTCTTAAAACTCTTTTCCTCAGCACTTAGGTTTTCTTCTGATTGCTCAGGTTCCTGTTTTTCTTCTGAAGCTTTTGGTTCTTCTCTTTCAACTGCAACAGGTTCTTCTTCAACCTCTTTTGCGGTTTCTTGCTGTTCACTAACCTCTGTTTCATTCTTTACACCTGCATTAAGAAGCATTTCTTGTAGTTCTGCTTCATCACGACTAACCCGTGCAGCGTTTCGATTATGTGATTTAGAGTCTGTCTGAGTTGATACATTTTCCATGTATTAAGTCCTTATAGTAGGGGCCGACGAAAGTGTCGGGTGGCCTTATTATTTTAGTAAAGTAGTGAAGGTCTTAACGACCTCCTGGTGAACGTATTCCTGAGTTTAGGATATCTTCTTTTTTATAAGTATCTACTTCTCTTTTAGATCCGTCAGAGTCTGTAATGAAGGCAGTACCTGAAGACTTAGATTCGTACTTTCTTCTGTTCATTTCACTCTTATTAGAACCTCTATTGGTTTGAGCTTCATAAGAATCTGGTGTAGCACCCTCAGAACGCTCAATAGCTCTTTCAGCAGCTTCAATAAGAGGAACATCTCGAAGATTTGTCGTAGTAACTTCTGGAGTATAAACCTCCCCAGCTACAGCTGTAGGCGCTTCAGAAATTGTTCTATCTAAAACATCCTGCTCAGACATACCTAATATCCCATTTGTTGTAACACTAGGAGTATAGACTTCCCCAGCTACAGCTGTCTCTGGTTCAGGAATTGTTCTATCTAAAACAGCCTGCTCAGACATAGTGGTAGATGTAGGTCTTAAAGCTTCTCTAACAGCACGGTTTACAGCATCTTGATCGACAGGTTCTGAAGAAGACTCTTCTTCTTCTTTTCCTTCTCCAGTGATACTTGACCAAATACGTGCAAGAATACCTGGTTTTTCTTGAGAAACTTCGGCTAAAAGAGAAGTATAAACTTGTCTTTCATCTGCGTAATCTTCAGATTCTGCCCGACGAGCAATCTCTTCTTCAGTTTTGTTAGCCATATCATTAAAAGCAAACCTAGCTACCAAACCTACGATAGGACTAAGCACCCCTAGCCCAGTGGTAATAAGGTCTCTAGACATACCTTTTTGATCTTCAGACATTTTAATTAACTCGTCTGTAGACAGAGAAGTATAGTCAACTGCTCTAGAGGGTCTTGAAGCGTACTGATTTCCGCGAGAACGTCTAGATGGTCTGTCCTCAGGAGTTTCTGTAGTAGGTTGACTACCCTCAGGGAAGAACCCTTCTGGAATAACCGCCATCGGAACCCCGTTAAAGAACGGAATTTGCAAAAGCTGTCCCTCATCGTTTACGTAGTTTACGTATGTAACCGAACCTTCAGAAAGCCCTGTTACAGGGTTAGGGATACCTTCAACAACAGGGTTGGTTCCTACTTCACCACCGTCTGCGTAGCCTTGGATAAGGCCACCTCTGTTCATCATAGGCTGCTCGTCATCAAGCATTTGAAGCTCAGAGACGTCAAAGGGTAGAGCATCTTCCGTCTGGCTAGGGGGCATAGGCTCACCACCAATGCGTCCGTTAGCACCCATCTGGCTGAAACCCATTTTAGCTTCTGTTCTTAAGTCTTCGAAATGTTTAACGCCAAAGAACTTAACTACGTCAGCAGGGACAACGTACTCGCCTTCGCTAAGCATAGCTGGTACGTCATCACGTACGTTTTCAGGAGTAGAACCTAGTGGCACTTCATTTCCTGAAATAGGGTCTACTTCCGACCTAACAGAGGTAAATACTGCTTCTGTCTGCCTATCTTGGTCCATTAACTTTATCCCTCATGTATTTTAATTTTCGTATTGCAGACAAACTACCTTGAACTCTGTACAAGTCGGAAGGTTCTGTCAAATTTTCCATGGATCTATGAAGGTCTGAAATGTACTCGTCATAGTACTCGATGAGTGCATCCCAAAGCTCTTTATCGTTTACGATTTTCTTAAGCGACATTACCGCTGAACCCTTGTTCGTTAGGTAGTGGAGCCGTTCCCGTACCTATTTGACCACCACCTCCTCCAGAAGTGTCCTGTACGCCACCCTGAGGGGACTGAGGCGCTTGTTCACCCATTCCTGGGGGTGAGGCACCTTCTGGTGCTTGTGGCACTGGAGCAGGCTGGTTAAAGCCTTTAAGGATTTCCGCTTGAATAGCCGCGTCCTGCATAGAGTTAGTAACCTTGCTAGGATCAAGGTCCATAGACTTAGCAATCTCACGAATAATGTAGTCCATCTTAGCGAAAGGAGCCAATGTTGGGTTCTGAGCTACCTGCAAGAACTGCATTAGACGTTGAGATCTAACTTCGTTAGCCATCAGACTTTCAGTACCCGCTGCTTTGACTTCCAAGTCACCCTTAATCTCTTCGTCATAGTCAAACTGCATGTTGAAAGCAAAAAAGGCTTTTCCTAGTGGACGTAGAAGATAGTCGTCTACGTTTTTAACCACAGTCCTAATAGAACCGTTAGCAGCAGACATAAGCATACTAATGCCACTTGCTGTGCGGCCAACACCGCTAACACCTGTTTGCCCATGAGCAAAAGAAGGAAATCCAGTAGACTCGTCAGCTAAAGCCCTTGCTTTATCAAATAGTTGCAGGTTTTCTTGAGCAACATTAGGAAACTTTGTACCGAAGATTGCTTGACCCGGAGCACCGCCTTGACGACGGAATACTTTTCCAGGGTAGATAGAAAGGTCTTGACCGGGGACAAGGTTAGACTCGTCTACTTCAATAATCAAGTTACCCGACAAAGCCGCGTTGTCAATTGACATACGCATAAACCCGTTCATAAGTGTCTGTGTATCATCCATGTTCTCAGCAATACCAATACCAAAAAAGCTGTAAGGGTTATGCTCAAAAGGTACTGCATAATAAGGAATGTTAGAAGGCTTAAACGGATTGAGCACAAAACGGATGACTTCGCCATTACAAACCCAAATGTTGCAATTCAGCTCGTCTAGGTTTTTATACTCTTTAGGAATCTTAACACCGTTCTCTTCAAGGTGCTCTACGTCAACAAATCCCCAAAACTCTAAAACTTCCCAACGCTCTGAATCAGGTTGAGTAGAGTCATCACTCATAGCCATTTCCCAATGCTTTTGAGTATAGTCTGCGCCTTTAGCAATAGCTTGTTGGATAGACTCATTCATAAAGTATGGACGGCTCTTAAGCTGTCGAATCTGTGTACGAGACATCTTGTGACGCTGAACTACGTATTCCGCATCCTGCATAGAAGAAGCTTCAGGATCTGGATAGAAGTTCCACACACTTACATGTTCACACTCAGGAACAGTTTTAACGATAGGGTCGTAATTACCTTCGTCATCCCAATTAGGGTACTCTTTATCTACTGCAAAAGGACCCTTCATAACACCTGTACCCAAAAGAGCCTGTTCAAAAGCCATTGAGCGTAGGTGGATTGAGGCTCCTGACTCTAGAAGCTGGTCATGGATTTTCTTTTCCATCTTCTTAGCCGCAATCATAGCAGGGTGAAATGTTACGGTAGTAGGCCCAGTTCCGTCACCTTCTACAATTTTGTCAGAAACACTACTAAGTTTTTCTTCTAAAGGACCTAAACGATTCTTTAGATCAGCAAGTGTCTCACCGGGTTTAAGCTTATTAGTTCCGTCCAACAGGTAAGGCGTAGAAGGTTTATCCTCTGTTACAACCTTAAGAGTGTCTCCCGCCTTTTCAGCATTAGGAGCTAGGTTGATGTGAACTGACTCAGATACACCGTCAGGAAGAACTGTAGGATTGACTGTCAATGGGAAATTGTTATTACCAAACAGAACATCTACAATCTGTCCATAAGCCGCAATAGTTTTAGTTTTTGTAACTTTAACAAAAATACGAGACTTTTCAGTATCGGTAAACTGCACATCTGGGCCGTAAAGGCCTCTGTAGTTTCGGTATGCGCGAAGCCAGCGGTCTTCATCACCTCTACGAGAATCTTCTGATCTGCGGAAGCGTTCCTCTACGAAAGCCACAACACTCGGACGGGATTCGAAGATACTCTTCACACCGTCTTCTGCCGCCGTTACTTCATCGGTCTCAAAGGAAAGATCGTCAATTTCTGCCATGTTCAGTATCCAAACTTGTTATCTGCGGCCTGAAAGCCACTTTTTTGTGTTGCAGGGTTAAAATCCCACAGAGAACTGCGTGGACGAGTCATGATACCGTAACGTAGAGCATCGTAAAGGTGATCTTCTGCGTTTGTATCAACATCCTCAGGGTTTCTTTTATCTAGAGGAATAATAGGAATTTGTGAAATTGTGTGCGTACAAGACTGCATAAAAACAAGTCTAGGTTTTTCTGTAAACTCATCGACCTGTAGACGTCTGTGAATTTCGTTCTTACCTGAAACTCTTGAACCTTTAGAGCGATCAGAAGGTCTCCAACGACAACCCTTCATGTTCATCTGTTCAGCAAGAGAGGGTCCTGTGTCTCCGCGATTGTGCCATAGAGAAGAGTCTAGGACACCGTATCGAATAGTGCCGTCTTTTTTCTCTGCGTCAAGTACCATGTCAGCAAGGTCTGTTGCAGTAACTTTAGAACAATACATTTCTCTGTAGACTACTAATTGTTCGTCAGGAGCTACTGCAAACCAAATTACTCCGCTGTAGCTTCCGTAACCATAGTCACATGCTCTAAACTTTGTCCAGTTAGAAGGAACTTCAAAGTCAGGTATGACATGAATTTTTCTATTAAACTCAGGGAACGCTGCCCCTTCGTTGATGTCCCAGTTACCTTCGAGAAGTTGTTTCCTCTGGTGCTCTGGTAAAGACAGAAGCATTGCTTCGTAGTCGCCACTGTCAGCAAGGTAAGGGTTGTCAAACAAACTAGCAGGAATAAACCTACGCTTAAATAACGGCTGGCCCTCTTTACTGTGGCCTCTAGGGTATCTAATTGTTTCGCCTGTCTCAACATCCGTAGCCCAGTATGACTTGTTATACGGCGAAGGATCAATAAACATCTTCTTAACCCAACCATGACCTGCGCCGCCTGGGTTGGTAGTCCCCCTCATGTACAAACCAAGTGAATTGGAGTGTGCACTACGAAGGCGTGATCTCATATAGTTCCAAGCGTAAGGGCTAGACCATTGTGTAAGTTCGTCAAAACCAATCCAGTTAAAGGCCTGTCCTTGATATCTCGTAACGTCAGTATCCTTGTCAAGGTAGGACATCCATAGTCTTCCGCCTTGAGGAGAAGTCCACTGAGACTTTCTTTCAGACCATTTGATTCCTGGAATAGCACGTGGGTACAACTCTTGAGATTTCTGGATAAGTTCCCTAAGTTCTTCAGTAGTGTGACGTACAAGTAGTCCACTAAAGTTAGGATCGTTTAGACCGTGTAAAGGGTCAGCCAACATAGCGTAGGACTTACCACCACCAGCTGCACCGCCATAAAGAACTTCTCGTTCTGAAGCAGAGAGAAACTCTGACTGAGGTCCGGGGTTAGGTCTAAACACCACCTCTTGCGCAAACTCTACGTCAAAAGGTTCTGCTTTGACTTCAGCAGGTATCGTCTCCTTCGCAGATGGTGTAGTAACCTGTGACGCCTTTTTCGAGCTTTTCAATTTCCGCAAGGGTTTCTTGGAGCCTTTTGGCAAGGCGGCGCTTAATTGAAGCTGCTTTTTTACGTCTTCGCTCAATGAGTATTCTCTTTTGCAAACCTGAGTGGGAGATGTTGCGGCCAGTCTGTGTAGTTAACCACGCAGCCACTTCTCGGTAACTATATTGCTTCAAATGCTTCTTTGCAAGTTCTAATGCTTCTAACTCCTGAGGAATAGGTTTGAAGAGTTTATCGTTATCAGGATCTACCTCGTAACCGAAAGGAACAACCCTAGCCGCTACTCGTACTACAGGGTGCCAAATCTTTTCAGCACCCCTGTCAGGTTTAGGCAATTCCCAAAAACCTAAGTCTCTATCAGAAGAATAGGGCAATGTTACTCGTTTTTACCTTCTTTAGGAGGTAAGTAGAAAATACCGCCACCTGAGGAAGAAATATCTACTTTATCGACTTTACCCAAACCCGCGCGGTCGAGTAAGTCTTTAGCAGCAGCCATTTTGTCTTTGATACCAAGCTCTGTAGGGTCGTTAAGAGCAGAGACCAGAGCCATGACAGCTTTGGGCGCAGTCCTAGAAAAATATGTTCTAGTCGCTTCGTTAATTTCATCTTTTAAGGCCTCTGTGATAAGTCGAGTGGGAGTGTTTTCGCTATAACCTGCAAGTTTCTTTGCGAGTACAACGTCGCCGCCTGCCTCGTCAAACAAAACTTCTAAAAATTTCTGTTGGTTCTCTGTTAATGCTCGTGCCATATTCTTAGTCCTTAAAGTGGGTTAGCTACGAGAAAGTCGTAAGCCTTCCAAATGTCTTCTATCTCTGTTTCTAAGACATCTAGAGTATCCCCTAAGCCATCCGTTATGGTAGTAGCTCTATCTACTTGACTACGAAGGTCAAGCAATACTCTTTGTTGTTCTAGTATTTGTTGCATGTTTGTAGTTAGTTCTGCTAATTTCGTGTTCAAACCTCGTACATCGTTGTCCAGTATAGCTTGTTCAAGCGTTTGAATGCGAGATGTTAACTCCGAAGCTTTTGCGTTGAATGCTTCGCTATTCTCCGCAGTAGAAGTAATCCCTGACTCTACTGCGTAGAAACGCTGCATGGTATCATAAGTCCACCATACACCCCCTGCAAGAGAAGAAAGAACTGGAAGTGCGACTGCAACCATCCAACCTTTAATGTTGTAACCGCCAATACTAAACCCTACGTCCATAGTTAACTACCCTCTGAAGGGTAGCCGCCGTACTGGTTGATGTACTCACCAGCGCCGTACACGTCACTTGCGTCTTTCATGTCAGGACCTAGATAGCCTTGCCAACCTGAGTTGAATCCTGAATCAGCCCAAGTAATGACAAACTCATCAACTGACTGAGTATAGGTTATAGCAGAGTAAGAACCTACAACAAAATTACCCTGTGAAGCATAAGCATCAATACTGCTAGTTAGTTCAGTGTTGTTAGCCGCAGCCATAAAGGCACCAGCCTGTTGTGCAAATGTTTCAACCGCTACAAGAGCTTCGTTGTACTCGTTTACTTCAGCAGTGTCTAAAGAATACTCATCTGTTTCTAACATACCTTGAAGAGCAACCTGTTCAGGTGCAGTGTCAGCCTCAGAAGCCTCAGCAGCGACAGACGTAGCCATAGATATAACAGAAGCAGCGTCAGTAAGGTTATCAAGAGCAAGGGACAAAGAGTTCATTGAAGCTGCATGTTCCTGCATAAACAGTTGTTCAGCAGTATTAGCAATAGCGTAGTCATACTCAAGGACAGCATCCCTAGCTTCTAGGTAGTTGCTAATCTCACCAGGAGTAATAATCCCTTGGTTAACTGCCCCGTCATCAATGACACCACCGATACCAGCATAACCTACAGCACCAACTGTGAGGACACTTCCTTGGTCTAGACGATCCTGAATATCCCCAATAGAACTCAGAAGGAAGTCAATCCTGTCCTGACCGTTCATAGCATAAGGGTCAGTCTCCTGAGAGTGTGCTGCTCCTGAAACGATCACTAATGCTGACGTTAGCAACAGGCTCTTCTTTAGGTTCTTCATTATTATCTTCCTCTCCTACCCTTAACAGGGTGTCCCAAAATTCTTTATCTTCATTATAACCAACAACAAAAAGCGAAGGGTTGTCCCTATACTTAGAAATTGCTGACCTTCCCATAAGAAGTTGCCCTGTTCTAGTGTCAGTAATAGGACAAGGGGTATTAGCTAACATCATACTACGAAACACTGTAGCGTCTTGACACAAAATACTAATAGCTGAAACTTGTAGGCCTAAACCGCCTACTTGTTGAGGTAGGCCTAACATACGGGCATTTTTACGCCTATTACAGTGTTCGTCTTGCTGCATGGTTCCTGAGGAGAAACCTATAATGCTAAGTTGAAGACCCGTAGATGAAGGAATGAGGCAGCTATCGTTGCCGCCCCCTCCCATCACTGTAGGTGCTATCGAACTCATTACTGGAGCAGCACTCCCAGCCCCTGTAGCGTTGTAGTTGTTAGTGACAGTCTCTTCAATGTTATTACTCTCTACAGTAGAGTTATCATAACCGTTAGAAAAATCACCTTCTACATCACCCGCCAGTACAGGCGTCAGCCAAAGTGTCAACGTAGTCAGGGTCCAAACACAAAAGCTTGATAGCCGCTTCCTCTTGCCCGATACTATAAAGAGTTTGTGCATTTAGATTCCGTTGACACTCGGCATCACCTATTTTGCAGGAGGCCGTATAGACTATTTGAGTAGTAGCACATCCAGTAGTTATACCCAAACACAAGAGTAAGGCAAGGAGTTTAATACTTTTCGTAAAAACGCTGTTTAAGTTCACCACGGGTAGTACCCATATCTTTTAGTTGACGATCTGACAGACTGTTGATGATAAAAAAATCTGCACGTCGTTGTTGGTGCTCTTCGAAAGCCTTGTATAGTTTCTTAAACATGTTGTATTCCTATGTGTGTGTTGTGCTGCAGTGCAGCAATGCACATAGTTATACGTATTCATACAAGGATTAGAATTGCTAAGGATGCATACCCGTTATGTAGGCTGAAAGTGTTCTTCACCAGACATAGTAACATGATAGGTAAGAGTTGTTTCAGCATAGCACTGTAGTTTGTCGCCGGGCTTTAATGCTATATACCCGCCACCCTCTATCACCTCATGCATAGAATTAGCATCTGCTGCGAAGTGATCTACAATGTAGTGATACGTAGAGGTAGACGCTTCATACCAGTAGACACTAATCTTCTTATTATTAGCTGCACTATTTGATAAATGCAAGAACCGTACAAGGCAAACAAAGTTATTGGGGCATACATACAGGTCATTAGGTGCTGCAGAGTCCGTAGAAACTACATCAACACTCTTAGTTACATACTTTGCTGCTGCCGCAAATGCCATTAGTCGCCACTCTCAAGTGTATCAACAGATTTCTTAGGAGCCTTGGCTTTCTTAGCTTTAGGCTTAGGTGCTACATCAGCCAAACGACAGATCTCGTTAACATTAGCGTCTTTGCTCTGTACGTTACCGTAGTTGTCTTCACCAGCAGACTGATTACCCATAGAGTCCCAAACGTAGCCATGTTCGTCTACTCGGTAACCTTCTTTTTCAAGCTCGGTTTGATACTTGTGATAAAACTTCATTATTTAGCCTTTTTCATAGGACGTGCAGCAGGGTTAGATGCTCCGCACATACCACCTTTATTATAGCCCATAGGCTTCTTAGCCATTCCACCGTGTTTGTAACCGTGCTTAGCACCCTTCATTACAGATCCGTCTGGCATAGTGTGACTGTCTTTGCTTTTCTTCATCATGTTCATTTCTTCTTACCCTTAGCTGTTTTAGCTGCTGCTTTAAAGTTAGCCGCAGTAGGCGCACCCTTAGTTCCAGGCTTACGCATCTTCTCATTACTACCCGCTTTAATACGGGCCTTCTTCTTAGCTATATTCTTGTATAGGGACATTACCACTTCACCTTATCTGCCCAGTAAGCCATTATGCAGTACTCCCTATCTTAACACATCCACCTGATACAAACACAGAAGATCTGCTGAAGTAAGCTATGCCCAGCGCGACCTCCTCAAGACAGGCCTCCTCAGTTAAGTACAGATTGCCAGGCTGGGTAGATATCTCACAACTCCAAACATCAGAAGTAATACAGACGAGTAAAGTAGCTAACCACATAGATTTACCTTACTTTATTTCAAACTCATAGCCTAGA